GGGTGAACTATTGGAATTACCTTGCCTCCCATTGGAGGAAATGTTCCTTGAAGAATACTCCCACGACGTTTAGTTATCATTGTCTTACGACATAAAGCCCACATTGCTGTGGCGCCGACAGCTACAAATACATTGGCCTTAACCTTGGCAAGTTCATCATAAAGGTCATTCTCATACTTGTTATATAAAGCAGTAGGATAACCTTCATTGTTCTTGAATTGAATGAACTCTCCAATGTCATTTCCTTTTGGTCGTTCTTTTACTACGTTAGTAACATAGCAATCAGATCTTAATATGCCAGCTGAAGCAGCAAGTTTGAATAACAACTGACCACTGGAGCCTACAAATCCACGACCAAGTTTTTCTTCTTCAGTCCCTGGGGCTTCGCCAACGAAACAGATCTTTGCGTCAAGAGGCCCATCAGGATAACAGTATTTCTTGGTGGGATTAATTAGCATGTACCCTCCTTGATTGCATTAAGCATAACTTCAGTGTTGAGGCCTTCCTTTTTGTAAAGAGCAGCTTTTTTATTAAGAGCAATACAGGCATAGTGACCTATCTTTACAAGGTCACGAAGGGATTCTAATTCACCCCTTCGACTTACACTACTACGATCACAGTAGCGCTTGATTGCCTTGATACAGTCGTCAACAGACCAGGTGCTAATCATATCATCAGGCATATCACCATACTGAGGAATTGTATAGTTTTTAATATGACCAGATACTATCTCTGAATACTTATTCCATTCGTCAACTCGTCTTGACATGAATATATCAACTTGAAAAGGATTGACTTTTCCACACTCTGGACATGTCCACTCAGAACGTCCCTCATCTGTTCTTACAAGACCACCAGGAGGTATTATATAACCACAAGAACATTTATACATATTAAACATATTGCTACTCCTCCCCTCTATATGATTTGTAAGAACCAGGTAAGCCTTCTTGGACTCTGATAACATAACCATCTTTGTATGTTTCTGTCAGGTCAAACCCAAACGCTGTCATGCCAAGGTTACTTGATGCAAGCAGGGTATTGCCGCTACCAAGGAAGGGAACCATAACTCTACAGCCTTCCCAGGAGAATGTCTGCAAGACGTCTTGGATTAATTCAACTGGGCGTTCAGTAGGATGGATTTTCTTACTACCTGAAACTGGCTTAAAGGTAAAGACATTGCTACGACCTTGACGTGTTATGCTAGGTTGACCCTTACGCATATAAAAGAATGTTTCATAGGCATTGGCCAGGGCTGTTGCGGGATTCATAGTTTGGCCACTTGTGTCCTTGTTCCATATGCAAGCAATACGACTGCCCCTGAAGCCGGCGCGAAGCATGGATTGATATACAACTTCAGACCAAGGCTCTTGGCCATACCAACAAAGAATCCAACTGTTCTCACTCATAACCCGATAGCATTCTTTGAATAGGCGAGTTAAAAAGTCAGGGTATATTTCAGCTGGGACTTCATTGTAGTTTTTAGTAACACCCTTTGTATCATCTTGTTTCTTTATATTATGAAGATTGATGCCATAGGGAGGGTCAAGTTCAACTATGTCAACGCTATTATCAGGAACCTTTGCTACACCTTGGAAGAAGTCCTTTATAATATAGTTGTTCATAAGATCACTACGAAGTTTTTCACTTGGGGTATTTGCTTGCTTATCCTTAATTCGTTTTGCAAGTTCACTTCGCAGAAGTTCCTCACCAAGTTTCTTAACCATCTTCATTGCATCACTCCTTGTTTTCGCTTCTTTGATGGATGGAAACGCTTCCATTGCCTTAGATAGTTTAATATCATCTGACAGGCCACCAGAGGATATACCCAACATAGCGGCAGTGTCTCTCATTGAAACACCAGATGCGTCGGGATTTGTGCTTACTTTCTTACCATAGATTTGTTGCTGTAACATATGGATTTCTTTGTTAAGGTTAGTTGCTTCCTGCCAGGACAAGTCCTTGCGGGCTACATTTTCCATTAACTCTATCGACCGCATCTCCATATCAGAAAGAGTATCAGGATAAACTCGAACAGGTATCTCACTAATACCTGCCTGTAAACAGGCTTTATATCTGCGACCACCTGCCAGTAGTATGTACTCCTCATCCCCCACGCATGAGCGCACAGCGAGAGGCTGTATGATACCTTCTTTTTTAAGGCTAGCTGCCAATGTGTCAAGGTCTCCATAGTCATCACGGAATCTTTCTCCAAAGGTTATTTTTTCAATGCTTATTACTCGTAAGTCGATGCTCATTTCTTCTCCTCCAACTGTTTAATAAGCGCTTCAATCTGCTCCGGTGACATAGACGCAATAAGAGCATCATTGCTTATAGGGTTAATTGATTTGGAACTTGCTCTGGGTTTTGCTACTGTTGTTGCTTTTGGTGTTCGCCTACTTGTTCGTATCTCTTTAATTGCCTGCATTAATTCTTCTTCAGACATATCAGAGATAGACTTCTTACTCAGATCGTTTAGGTCCACTATCGGTCTCCTTTCTCAGTACATCAAGTGCTGATAGTTCACCACTTAAAATAGCACCAAGTACTACTGTGCCATGCTTCTCAACAAGGTCAAGAGTCTGTACAAATAGCACTCGCATTAGCCGACTACAAACACCCCAGGGGATGAGATTATGCATTCTCATTTGTTCCTCTGGGGTGATTAATACACTTAACCTACGCTTCATTGTTTGTGTCCTTTGTTCAAAATTTGAACAGAGCAGGTGTTTAGTAGTCACTAATATTGTGTCCTGAAGCCACAGAGTCTATTAAGGACATTTTATTTCATCCTGTGTCAATATAGAACTAACGCTTCGTCAAGCTCTAAACACCTACTCCATTCATTAATTAGATCTTGTTTTCATCAAGTTTATGATCTCCGCACCAGTCAGTAGGAAACACAACTGGATAGCCTTCACCAACAACAGGAGCATGACGTCTGCAACGACCACATTCTTTTGCATCTTTTGTGGCTTTGATAGGATCCTTTTCAACATAGAACCTACAAGTACCGCAGACCATGCCCTTATGTCTATTAGTCCAGTTATCCATAGTTATTTACCTACTACGAACTTGGCAACTGTGTTCTGCATACCGTACTCAGGGTCTTCCTTCTCCTTCAAAATAGCCCAGCAGTTGCAACCAATAACTTCATTAACATTATTGGTAGAAGCAGGGTCAAGACCACAGGCTTTGAGGAAGCTCTGAATAGCAAACAGGCGATTGTTTTTCTTCTTCGCATCATCATTAGAAGCAGGAAGCATCAAGGTATGGTTAATATCCTTGGCCGCTTCTTCTCCAATGACTTCCAGTCTCAGACTGATATACTCTCCACCAGTTTTAGTACTGGTTTTAGTCTGGCAGTCCATAACACGCAGTTGATATTCACCTTCTTTTACTGACTTAGGCTCCTGTACATTTTCAAAATCTTGTCCTAAAAAACTCATGATTATCCTCCATAAAAGTTTGTTGTTTGTTAGTTAGTTAACGTCTTACGATATAATCTTATCATCAGTATTATAGCCTGCTTTTTTCAACAGGCTTTTTATATCCTGCTTCTCATACGTTTCAAAAAGATTACCACGACCAAGACGTGTACGAGCTTTGTACAGGCCAGTAGCACGGGTGAGGAAGAAATAGTTCACACCAGCACTTGTTTCCTTTGTACAGGCATAATAGATTTCATCGAACAGAATAGGAATTCGATACTTTAATTTACCTATAAACAAAGGTCCTACAAACATCTTTCCACTGGCTTCATCCTTGTCTGTATCTTCATGGGCAATAAGGATAACATCGCAAGGCAGAGATGTTATGTCCTTAATCGCATTCTCCAGCATTACCATTGTAGGAAGGTAATCATTCTGTTGCGGAGTTCCACCTGCACGACCTGCCTTTTTCAATGTAACATTCATAGCAGCACCAGACCAGGTTGTGCCAGAGTCAATGATGTAGGTTCCAATTTTGTCAAAGAAACCACCTTGTTTCAACCTATGATATTCCTTATCCCATAATGCAAAGGCTGTTGGGTTCAAAGGATCTTCAACCTCGAACCTATTGTCAACAAAGATTTTACCTGCATCAACTTCATCACGAACTGTCTTACTCCCACCAGGGTCGAAGCTGTGTATAAGCACAGGACCTCGACAGGTTCTGGCGCAGTTCGTCTTGCCAGTCCCCATAGGGCCATATATAAGGGCATTGAATGTATTGCTACGGGCATTGTCCTTATACATGGTTTGTAGATCTTTTAACTCTTTCTGGATATCAAGCGGCATCCTTTTCCTCCTTTCTTTTGTTTATTAATTAGATTTTGTACTGCATCTATTGGACTTGCAAATTCTTTCCCTATACAATTAGCACCATAGTCACCTGAAATATCAACATAAGCATGGTATAGTACTGTATCCTTCTCATCTGAATTATAGTGGTTATACTCAAGTTCAAGAGAGACATATGAATTAGGAAAAGCTATCTTTAACATTTCCCAAGCAGTTATTTCTTCTTTCTTACTTGCCATAAGTTTTCTCCTATAAACAAAGCAATAGTTTGTTCTTTGATATTGGTGAAGATGATACATAAGGTGATTGTGATCTACCTAACATAGCAGATGTAGCTGGAACCCATTGTATTTTACCAGGATATGTTACAGGTTCACTATATGCTTGAGAACAAAGCACATCAACATAATTATTTGGATCTATATCTTTAAGTATGACATCAACGTCAGAAGCTTGAAGATGCCAGTTTCCATTTCTAAGTCTAAATCCATTATCACAACTTCTTGCTACTACCGTACCATTAAAGAACTTATTCATTTCCTCTACCCAATTATAAAGTTCTCCATTATGGATTGTTTCTAATTCATGACGACTTTTAACTCTTATAAGATACCACATTATTTATCCTCCAGATGAAAAATGTGTTTAGCTGTTGATTCTTCCTCTGCTGGGTTCCACCATTCAGTTTTGAAACCCATAGGGATTTCATCACACCTATTAATAGGATTAGCCCAGGCCATACAGAAGTCATGATATCTACAGCCAAAGTACTTCGTGCAATTTGTAGGATTGCAAGGGAAGGCTTCCATTACTTCATCGCTTTCCTTAACATCAAACATACGCTTGGTTTCAAAGTCTATCATGTTCATTATATGACAGACAGTCCATTGCCAGCTATTCATCATATGCAGATTGCGACGAGCAGGTACACGTTGAAACTTGTTTTCTTTCTTCTGGAAAAACACACCGTTGATTTCAACACCCCAGACTTTTTCAGCAGGATACAGGCAATAAAGAACATGATTATATGTACCTGTTTGTATTGCCAAGCTCCATTGATCTGTCCACTGTCGACTGAGTTGGGAGCCTGTCTTATGCTCACGACTGAAGATCATTTTGTCTTGGGCTTCAAGGATAGAATCCATTCTGAAGTGCAGAACCTTACCATCATCAACAGGGACTGTACCTGCGATTTCGGTATAGATTGGAACGAAGCGATCTTCCTTATATTCTTCACAATATTGTACAAGGGCTTTCAAAGCATTAGCAGGATTCTTAGGTGCGTTGACTTCATCCATTAGTTCAGGAAAGAACTTACGATAATGGTCAAAGAATAACTTGTATGCTTCTTTAATACTATCATTCTCATAGCCATTATTTATCAGATGTTCCATAGCC